TAACTTGATTGCACAGCGTACACGTCGTGGCGCTGGTAACTATGCTGTTGTTTCTCCTGCTGCACTAACAGTGCTTCAGTCGGCAACAACATCAGCTTTTGCTCGTACAACAGAAGGCACATTCGAAGCTCCAACAAACACTAAGTTTGTAGGTACATTGAATGGCACAATGCGTGTATTCTGCGATAGTTATGCAGCAGACACAACTCCAGTTCTAGTTGGTTACAAAGGCGCAAGTGAAACAGACGCTCCAGCGTTTTATTGCCCATACGTTCCACTAATGAGCTCAGGCGTTGTCCTGGATCCAAGTAGCTTCGAGCCAGTCGTATCATTCATGACACGTTATGGTTACATCGAACTAACAAACACAGCATCTTCATTCGGTAACGCCGGTGACTATGTTGGTGAGATTGCTGTACAGAACCTATCGTTCTCATAAGCCTTATCACATCATCCTGCTTTGCAGGGAGGAAGAAACAGCACCTTCGGGTGCTGTTTTTTTTTGTTTTAAATTTTGATATACTTAAATACTATGTAGCAAGAGCAAGAGGAATACGTTTTGGTTGAATTAGTGCAGCATATGAATATACACTGGCGTTATAATTATGGCTCTAAAGATTTTGATTGGGTTGATGGAAATTCAATACAATATTATCAACAATTAATGGATCGTATAAAAATTCCTACATTGATCATTGATATTAATTTGGTCGGTGCTAATGATCTTAAATCATACTTGAATTTTGTATTAGATTCCGCAATCACAGATAATAGACCAATAATTTTTGAACAATTGATATTTGATGCTTCAATGGACCCTGTTTACGATTATGATGAAAAAGTAGAAGTTTTGAATGACTATGTGAAGAACAAAGGCATCCTTGGGTTTTTAAGCCTAAGTCATTTTGAGGTAAATTATCATAGCCATCTAGTAGAAATAACACATCCAAGTTGGTTATTTGTTTTTAAAAAACAACCACTTCCAAAATTAAACGTAACACCTAAGCAGTGGAAGTATAGCTGCTTAAACCGGGCTCCGAAATGGCATCGGTTGCTGTTTTATACAATGCTCAAAGAAAAAAATCTATTAGATCAGTTTGTTTATACATTCTATAATCAGTGTCCATATACTGATAGAATAGTTGACTCATTATTTTATTCTAATAATAAGGAGTCTCAGTTTTTTGGAGATTATTATAGTAAATGTCAGAAAAACATATCTGATTTGCCATTATCATGGCCTAACGATATTCCAGGAAACAACGATCATTCACTAAATCATGATGCTTATATTAACGCAGAATGTAATATTGTTACAGAATCAAGTACTTCGGTTAGTTTTACCAGTGAAAAAATTTGGAAACCAATTGCAGCTGGCCAAATCTTTCATGTTGTTGGTAGTGCGCATACCAACAAATGGTTGCAAAATCTAGGGTTTTATACATTTGATACAGGGTACGATTCAATAATTGATGATGTACAGCGCATTGAAGCAGTAGCCAACCTAGTAGAAAAAGAAATTGAGACCGCCGCCACTAGGTGGGAGCTTCGGAAACCGCTTTTCTATGTTAAACAGAATTATAATTGGTTTCATAGCGGAGCAGTCGAAAAAGCTATTTTAGATCCACTAGTTGTACTGCTAAATCAGTAAAATTTACTAAATAACTGTAACATAACGCAATGATGCGTTTTATGCGGAACACCATCCGCGTAGTGGGCTAGAACCCACATCGGACTTCTATAAAGGAGAAAACAACATGGGACGTCCTCTCAAAATTAAAAAATCAGCAACCACTGACATTGGTTTCAACAATCCAGATGGCAATGGCACACCTAGCGGCGAACTATACTTTGGTCAAGTTGGTGGAGACACATCTCTATCATCAGGCGATAATCCAGTTACAACATGTCGTGTTAAAATTGGCACAGTAGCAGAAGCAGACGGATATATTATCCGTCAAAAAGGCTCAACCAAGTATCTGGTTGCCGATACAACTGGTGTAAGTGATGGTAGCCTTATTGTTGGCAACAATTACGTTATTACATCAGTGGGTAACACCGACTGGGTCGCAGCTGGTGCAAATCCTGGCTTTGGCGTAGGCAGCGAATTTGAAGCCACAACTGTTGGCGGAGCAGGCACAGGCACAGCAAACACAATCGGTACATGTGTGCTAGCTAACCTAGCTGATGCAGCATTAACAGACGATACAATGACAGTCACTTATGCTGATCCTGGATCAACTTTGGTTCGCATCAAGCGCATGACCAACAAGTATGCAATCAACTTTTCTAACGAAAGAGTATTGGTCAACTACTTTAATATCCTTGATGACACAGTTGAAAAATCAGGTGCTGATAAAGACACAATGACAGGTGGTGTATCAACTATCGATCTAGTACAGATTGAGAATCCACAGTACGGCTAATAAACAGTTTTTAACTAACCAAACCCTCACTGCAATAACTACAGTGAGGGTTTTTTATGAGCGCAGCATTTATACTAGGTAACGGCAAAAGCAGATTGGTACTTGATCTCAACAAGCTAATGGAAATAGGTACTGTATACGGATGCAATGGACTGTATCGTGATTTTGTACCACATTGTTTAGTAGCCACTGACAGGCCTATTGCTGAAGAAATTCAAAATTCTGGTTATGCCCAAAAGCACAGATTTCACACACGCAAGCCTATTGAAAGTTTAGGCGGCAAGTTTTTAGTCAAAGAGTATAAAGGTTTTAGCAGTGGACCAAATGCGGCTGCACTAGCATTGGTTGATGGACACAGTGACATATACTTGATTGGAATGGATCTTGGTACTACCAATGGAATGTTTAATAATATCTACGCTGGCACACAGTTTTACAAAAAAGAACTCGATCCACCAACATTTCCGGGTAATTGGATTAATCAAGTTGTTACACTTACTAAAGAATTTGAAAGCAGACAGTTTTGGAGAGTCGAAGGTCCCGAAAGTGCATTTGTTCCTCAGTTTAATAAAATACCAAACATGAGGATTTTGTCAATGGACAAGTTTCTAGAGAAGGTAAATACTGCTAGAGGTCCACTATGAACACAAAGAAAAGAATTGACGGAGACTATTACATTGAAACTGTAAACGCTGATGACAGAGTTTACATCAATACCAACACAGCCGAAATTAACGGCAACTTGGTAGTACAAGGTAACTTGACCTATATCAATACTGAAGAACTCAATGTTACAGATCCGTTTATTGTTCTAAACAGCAGTAATACAGCAACTTATGCTGCCAATGCAGGTGTGCTAACTCACAAAACAGCAAGTGATTTTGCTGGCATTAGATATAACACTGTTGAAGGCCGCTGGGAATTGAGTACTGCTACCAGTGCAAGTGGAGAAACTGGAACATGGGATGCAATTGGAACAGCGGCCGCTGGATCAGTTGGCGGCCCTAATACAGCCGTACAGTACAACAATGCAGGCGTATTCGGCGGCGAAGCAGAATTTACCTGGGACCAAGACACCGATACACTGTCAATTACAGGAATAGTCAGTGCCACTGGCAATGTTGCCATTGATGGCCCAATTCAACTTGCTGACCAAAGCAGTATTCCTGCTGCGGTAGCAAATACCACAGTTTTGTATGCAAACACAGTAGGCAGTGGCGGAACTGGTGTTTATTTTGTTGACGGATCAACAACAGATGAATTAGTAAGCAAAAGCAAAGCCATTGTTTATGGCATTATATTTTAAGGATTAAAAAATGGCAATTGAAACAACCAACGTAACAAACTCCGCTACAACAATTTATACCAGTAGTGGTAACAGTGCAGTAACATATGCAGCAATCAACAACGTTACTGCCAGTGCAATCAGTGTTGATATACATGTTGTACCAAACGGCGACAGTGTTGGCAACATTAACTGTATTGCCAAAACACTAGATATTGCAGCATTGGATCAGTATCAACTGTATGCAGGCGGCGAAAAACTTCTACTCGAAGCCAGTGACACAATAAGTGTTACAGCAAATGTGGCAACAGGAATTAATGCTGTAGTTTCATACACGAGCATCTAATATGGCTGCTGGCACCTTTCTCAAAAACAGACTGATACCGAGCAATATCAGTTCAACCAGAATTCCTTTTGGTGACACTGCCAATCGTCCAGTTGACCCTTTGTTCGGTGCATTTCGCTACAACACCAGTACAGGCGCAATGGAGTATTTTGACGGTACTGTTTTTAAAAGTATATCAGTTGCCGGTGAAGCTAATATTGTAGTTGACAGCTTTACTGGTGACAATTCAACATTGACATTTACATTGAGTACATCAGTCAGTGATGAAGATCAAGTACTGGTGTTTGTTTCAAACATCTATCAGCAACCGACTGTTTACACCATTACAGGCGGCGGAAACGACATCACATTCTCAGCCGCGCCACTAGCCGGCGAACCAATCAACGTTATTCATGGTATTGGATCTACTCCGTAACTTATCGATAAATACTGCGAAGTAAGGGGTAGAAATACACAATGGCCATTGCACGAGTTACCGGTAACGCACTAGCAGACAATCTACAAAGAAGTACAAATTTAGCAATTGATACAGATGCTTTCTATGTCGATGTGGCTAACAACCGAATTGGTGTTAACACAACTTCAACAACTCATGCTATTACCACACCAGATGATGCATCTATTGGCAACATTGTTTTCACTGGAAACAGCATCACTGCTGAAGGTCCCCTAGATCTAGCCGGTAGCACACTGTTACTGGGTGCAGTGGGAAATGTTGAAATCACTGGCGGTTCAGCTGGACAGGTTATGAGCACTGATGGTGCAGGCAATCTCAGTTTTATTCCAATCAGTAATGTTGGCGGTTTAACTGGCAATGTTATCAGTTTAGGAACACCAACAGACGGCGACTTAACAACCAACGTAGCTTACAATGACTGGACTACTAGTACCTATGTAACTGATGGACTTGACGATCTTAACCAAGTTGCATTAAACATTGCCAATGGAACTTATGTTGGACAGGTTGACTTTAGTGGAACACCTGTTGCAGGACCAAGCCCGCAAACTGTGACTTTTAGTGGAAATTTGGTAGGCACTGCTGACAGTTATCTTTGGGACTTCGGCGACGGAAATACTGCTACCAGCGGATTAAATGTTAGTCACACTTACAGCAATGTATCAGGCGGACAATTCACTGTTTCACTAACAGCATTTAACTCTGATGGAACATATCAAGGAAATGTTTCTCTTGGTGCAAAAGGTTCAGTTGACACTAAAACTAGAACAAACTATATCACACTGTACACTCCAAACCCAGCACCGTCATTTACTATTACGGACAACAGCATTGACAGTGGTGCATTGGCCGAAATTAACAACACATCAACCAATGTAACAACCAGTTATGAACTTGATTGGGGAGATGGTGCTGCAAATACAAACCCGGCATTGGGTTGGACAACACTTACAAACACCTATACCAATGCAGGCGGCGATGAGCAATACACAATTGTACTTGCCGGCACATCAAACACTGCTGGACCAACACCGGTTACAGTATACAGTGCGCCTGGCACAGTTAGTGTGTACAGTGATCACACCAGTCAGTTCAGTGCCAGTGCAACCACAGTGGTTAACGAAGAAGCAACATCCGGCGGCGTAGTAACATTTACAAACACTGTTGCCACTGATCCAGGCACCACTGCTACTTTTGGTAGTCAACAAAAATATCTTTGGACTTGGGGTGATAGCACATCAGCTAACGTTAACATACAAAGCGGAGTTGCAGGCAATCCTGGATCTACTATCAATCATACATTTGCACTCAGTTCAGGTAACCAATCAGGCGGCACCAGTCAGACATTTGATGTTACACTGCAAGTTAGAAATGGCAGTACCAATTCACCATTTGTTAGTGGCATTACAACAATCACAGTTGAACCAGATGTAAGAGCAATCTACACAGGAACCGCAGTTACTGTCAGTGACAGATCAGGCGACAATGCACAGGATGGTTATGTGTTTACTGACTATCGTGATGGCGCTGATCGAGCATTGTTTACATTTGACAACACCAGTCAAAACGGAACAACCTTTGACTGGACATTTGGCGACGGCAATACAACAGGCAACATTACCAGTGGTGCAGGAACACCGGGTGGAGGTAATATTACCAACACCTATCCAAGCACAGGCAATTACACAGTTGAATTAGACGTGTATGGAACTCCTGCTACTATAGCACAATCTGACAGTGAAGTCAAGAGCAACTATATTCAAATCAATGCAAATCCTGCACAGCCGGGTGCATTAAGCACTAAAACATTGAGTTTGCAAGATTCAAGTCAAGGAACATCGCCATTGCTAGCAGCTAATGCTACAGACAACAGCGGCGGCAACATTGTTGCGGCAGGAACAAGTGTCACACGGTACACAACAACTACAACCATTAATACGAACAATGTTACAAATGCAAATACTGCTATATCAGGAACACTGTCGGCTATATTCAACAACTCATCTGCTGGTAATGTAACATTTACCTCAGGAGGCAATGCAACCGGAACATATACAGATTTGATTGTTGTTGCTGATGGTGATGCACACGATGAAATTTCAGCTAGCACATACCCAAGCGGCTTTGCTAAAGTGTTTGATGCACGCTGGCAGCGTGCTTTAAGTGGAATCAGCGTTGGTTACAACGATGCAAAACTCAGTCACACCAGTGCCGGCGATACAAATCTTGTTGATTTTGTCAAAGATGACATGACAGCCGTACCAAGTGTGGTACAAGCCAGTGCAGTGATAGCAGAAAGCACAGCCGGAACTTACAGATATATTTCTGGAGTACCGTATTATAACACAGGCTCACCGACTATCACTGTTACAGGATTAGCAGTAGGGGATTTGGTTGGACAAACATACAGAAACACAAGCACTCCTATACAGTTTACAACAGGAACATTGCAAGAAAGTACAAGTGGTACTATCTTTAATACACAAACCAAAACCTATGCACAAATTGATGGAGCTCCTACATTTTTAAGTGGCGGTATACCAATAGCACAAACTGGTGTAGCAAGTGACTACACCATGGGCACAATCACTGTAAATGTAAACGGAAGTGCAAGAGCAGTTGGATATCTTGATGCACAGATGTTCAATGTTAACGGATCAAGCAGTGTAGTAAACATCACTGACAAATTAATTCAAATCTACAGTGCAAGTTTAACAGGATTTGATGAGCAAAACATTCCTGTTGCAGATGCGCTTGGCAGTGTGTATGACGATGACGGATTGAGAATTACAGGATTAGGCAGCGCAGCAGACAATCCTGCATTTAACAGTGCAACAAATTATTATACATCTAATGCCTGGAGTGGTGCAGAAACAATTGCCGGAACACAGGAAGCAGTTGTGCGTTGGGGAACACTAGATCACTTTACCACAGACTTTAGCAGTGGATATTTGCCAGCTGGTCCTGATCTCAATACAGGTCGGAGCGGCCCACAGTACTTTACATTTGCATTCCGTAGAGCAACAATGGCCAATTTTGATATCAGCTTAAACAGCTCAACAGGTATCACAGGCCTTTGGATTGCTGCTCCTGGTACTACCATTGACAATGCAAGCACACAAAACGGTTGGGTAGATGGTACTGTACAATATGCAGGTTCAGGTGTTCCAGGCGATGATACTGGAAACGGCGGTAACGGCTCATTAGGCTGTGCGCTAACTGGTGCTGACGTAATCCCAACCGGTAGTTCGATTAATGCTGCTTACACCATGACACTGGGTAGTGAAAACAGTTCGAATTCAACAGGTAACAACGTTTTAGTACGCATTGCATTAGCAAGTGGCGAAACACTTACCAGTGTTAGTGTAGGAGTAGCAAGCTAATGGCACTCGCAGATAGCACCAAAGTTGACTTTCTCTGGAAGAAACTGGGTTTTGGCGTTGCCAAGACAGCTCCTCCATCAAACAAAGAAGCGTTTAACGAAAGTATTCCAAGCCCGCTATTGATGCGTGGCGATCGAGTCTGGCAACAATCAGGAACTATTCCTGCTGTTAAGCCTAGTGCAACCAGCAGCATTGTGGAAATTTATCAAGATGCAGCAGGCGGCAGTGCAACTGTTGAGTGTACCGAAGATTTAACCGCGCCTGATAACCAAACCTGGAAAACCAACTTAACAGATTGGATTCCAACTGAATTTGGATCAACTTATCTTGTTAAAGTTTATGTAGATACAGCAGGAGCAGCCGCTCCTCAAAGCACAGGAACACAGCTATTCCAATCAGGATCAGGAAACGAAGATGGCTGGTTCTTTGACTACCAAGCAGGTGTGCTTAACTTTAACGGCGATAACATTCCAAGTCAAATTGATACAGGCGTCACAGGCAAATCAATTTACATTGTTGGAGCTAGATATGTTGGCACGTTTGGTGTTGGATCAAGCAGTCAACTTGGAAACCTTACAGTTAACGACACCACAGTTGGTACTGTAAACGCTGGCAATAGTATCATATTTGAAGTTACCGGCAGTGGTACAGTGCAAATTGATACTTCAACTGCACTTGGTATTGCTGTAGGCAATACAGCACAACGCCCAGGATCACCAACTGCTGGTGACATGAGATTTAACACAACAACTGGATTTGTTGAAATCTACGACGGATCCCAATGGGAAAACGTAGGCGGTAGTGAGTTTGGTGCTATTACCAGTCAGACATTGAGTGGAGACAACAGCACTGTTGCATTTACACTGAATCAAGATGCTAGTACAGCTGGTGTTATTGTCAGCATTAACGGTACTATTCAAGAGCCAACAAGTTCATACAGTGTTAGCGGTACAACAATAACATTTACCGAAGCACCAGAAAGTGGTGATACCATTGAAGTGAGATTTATCAGTAATGTAACCACAGTGTCCAGTATCACAAATGCCAGCGGTAGCAATCGAGTTGAAGTGTTAACAAATGGCATTGCTGACCTAAGCACAGTGCAAAGTGTACAGTTACCAACTTACACAGTAGCAGAAGCAGCCAATATAGCCAATGTAGCCAGTGGACAAATGATCTATGTTAGCAACGGCGATGGCGGCAATCCAACGCTGGCAGTGTACAGTGTTGACAACTGGAAAAAAGTTGCATTTAGCGGCAATATCAGCGCCGTATAATACCGTAAAACCCAATTATACCCATATACTAAAAATATCAAACACCGGTAAATACAATCATAAGAATCGCTGGCGACGCAGAAGCCCCCGGGTGATAGATCGTAGCTGATGCAGCCTTATATTAAACCAGTTTAATATTTGGAGAACAAACAAAATGGCTATAACCCGAATTAAAAATAACCAGATTACCGACGCTACTATTGTTGCAAGTTCAAAACTTCAAGACAATAGTATTAGTGCAGGTAAGCTGGCAAACAACTTAAACTATGGTAGTAACCTTACTATCACAGGAAACTTAACCGTTAACGGCACAAGTACAACACTTGATACTGTTAATACAATCATTGAAGATCCAATTCTTCTACTTGCCAAAGATCAAACAGGCACAGCAGCCGTTGACATTGGTTTTGTAGGCGAGCGTGGCGATGACACAAACATTGCTTGGATCTGGGATGAAGCAAACGATCAATTTAGTGCTGGATTTACA